TGACATTTGCGTCAGAGTCGCCTGTCCCTTTGGCCTTTACTCTGATGCTAACATCGGAGTTGTCGCCTGTTGCTCCTTGAACATCTAATGCTTGCGCTGGCGAACTCGTCCCAATCCCAACATTACCAGACGAGTCGATGCGCATACGTTCTGCGTTGTTTGAGTTAATTCGCATATTATCATCGTTGTGGTCATAAACTAGTCCACCAACGAAAATGTCATTACTGCGACCAAAGCTAAAGTAACCGAAGCCTGTGTCGCCCGTTTGCCTCGCCCTAATAATTGTGTCGGTGAGGCCCCTTACATTTAAGCTCGCCGACCCTGAAGTGTTTTCCACCTCAAGGTTTGCGTCAGGCGAAGTCGTGCCAATCCCAACATTACCGCTGTTGTCGATGCGCATGGCTTCATTTGCAAGTTTTGTATCAGTGCTTGCATCTCCGTAGCGAAACTGCAAATCACCGCCGTCAGCAAACAACTGCCAATCAGATGCATTTGTACTCATGTCTTCTAGTACAATATTAGGACGGAATGTTGTTACAAGAAGGTTAAAGTCATCGGTTGCACCACCTCGGTAAACGCTTAGGTCTGCCCTAGGCGAATTCGTGCCAATCCCAACCTTATTTCCCGTCGCATCCACATACAGCGTTTCTGTATCCACCGTCAGCCCATCAGCCGTGACAGTGCCAGTAACGTCTACACCAGTGGCGGTGGTGGAGAGTTTGGCTAAGTTGGTGTGATAAAGGGTGGCTACGTTTGCATCGCCTTTAAAGTAAAGGTTGCCCCCACCAGTCTCAACTGAAACTGCTGCGCCACGGATTTTCAGGTCACCTGTGCCAGCATCCGTAATGTAGCTGTTCAACCCATCATGGTAAATCTGTAGGTCAGACCCAGCGCCGAAGGTGGCTTTGTCGTTGTCGCCGTAGATGGTGTCACCACCATCGAAGGACACATCGCCAGTTAGTGTACCGCCAGTGGTCATCAATGCACCAGCAGAAGTAACATTAGCCGTGTCAGTTACATCAGCATTAGCTTCAATACCATCCAGCTTTGTACCATCGGCTGATACATCACGACCATCTACGTCCCCAGAAGTAATCAGGTTAGGCACTGTTAGATCGCCAGTCATAGTATCGCCAGTGATACGTACAAACCCTGTGCCAGTATCCAAGCCTTCTTTTAGCTCAGACCAAGTAATAGCTTTAGTTTCATCAACAGAAGTGTCAACGACAACAAACTCATCGTCATCTGCTAAGTTAGCCCCAGTGATATTCGTTAATTGGGAAATCTTTTTGTCTGCCAATGTTACATTCCTTATGTAAGAGCTTCTACCGCTTCAAATGAGATACCGTAGATAGAGGCGTTATTGATTGACCACGAGGTTACATTGTTACTTAGGCGAAAGACACCTTTAGGGTTATTGAAGACTACAGGAGCTGCTGTGTAATCAGACCTTAGTGCTGGCCATATCTCCAAGCCACCATCACCATCTTGGTCTAGGAGTACTTGGTGTAGTTTAGCTGAAGAACCTGACCCAAGCTGAATGTAGTCACCAGCCTTAAGTGTCCCAGTCATAACGACAGCAACAGTCTCATCACCTGCATTACCTGTCAGAGTGCAAGAACTAACTGTACCCTGAGGTGTGGCATAGTCAGGGTCTCCTAGTAGGAATGTACCTACCTGCCCCTTAAGACCAACTAACATAGCCTTCCACTCAGCAGCCTTATCACGATGAACAGAGGGGATAGTAACTGAGGCTTCCCACTTCTGACCACCGTGACTGATGACTTGCTGTTTGTAAGTGAAGGGAGATTGAGAGACAGCTACAGCATTAACTGCCCTTAGCTCAATGCTCTCAATCCCGATAGTAGTTGGTGTATTTAGTGGATATGATAAAGCCATGCTTTCCTCTTATTAACCGAAGGTTGACTTCATGGCTCCACCTCGTCTACGGCTATCCATGATCTGTTTCTGTGTCATCTGTGCGATCTGTGGTGCAGCCTGAGCAATCAACCTCTTAACACTGTCATCACCGTTAGCGGCGAAGTTAAACGTCTGGTTGACTACAACAGCCTCACCACTACCGCCCATAGCCTTAGCTGTAAGATCAGCGTTCATAACATGGCCACGGTTCTGAGGCATGATAAGCTCTGGTCCCTTCTCACCTACGAGGTAGGGTTGATTGGGCATGACAGTACCACCAGAAGCCTTAGCCCCAAAGATAGCTCCGACAATACCTGAGCCATCGCCAGTTTTAGCATCGAAAGAACCAACAAGTTGCTGTACGACAAGAACATCGTAAAGCTGTCTTATAATAGCACGAGCCATATCCTTGAAGGCATCCTTAACAGATTTCGTACCATCCACCATCGACATAAATGCGTCAGACATGGAGGATTGTATGTTGTCCGCTATACCTTGGACCCTTTGTTGGGCTTCAGTTAAAGTATCGGCAAGACTTGAGCCACTACCTTCATCATCTTTTCCCTTACCCGTAAACCAAGACGTTACATCAATGGCGCTAGTCTCGCTACCTAAGTTAGCAAAAGCATCCTTAAGGGCTTCAACGGCTTTTGTTGGCCTTTTAAGAGAGGCATCAAGTGAAACTGCATCCTTCAGCGCACCTTGCATAGCTTTATCAGCAGAGTTTATACCGCTAGCTAAACCACTTCTTGCTGAACCTACATAATCAGTATTAAGGGCAGAAGTAAACGCCCCGCTAATCCTACTTTGAGCGTCTGACAAAGCTCCAGCAACATCACCTTTAGCCATCCCAGAGACGTCTATGAAATCACCAAAGTTTAGTTTATCCATGCCAAGTTTTTCTCTCAGCTTGTTGATACCCTCCCCGATAATTCCAGTGAAGCTATTGACGCCATCTGCAACCGCACGCTTCACAGACTTAAAAACCTCCACAAAGATGGAAGGGAGGGATTTTACATACTCCGCAGAACCTGAGATAGCGCCAGCAAAGAAACCTATGAACTTGTTCACAAAGTTAGAGTTTACTTTCGCTAGCAAATCATCTAGGGCTTTCAAACCATCTTTCACCAAGCCGTAAAACTGGGCGGAAGCCATTGCTCTCATCCACTGCAACTTAGTTGAAATCTTACCTAAAGTCTCAACAAAAGCATCCTTGAGTAGCTCTAGCAGTGGTCCCACACCACCTACAGCTTTGGACATCTTACCGAACAACAAGATTGCCTCAGCTACTGCTACAATTATCGCACCGATGCCTGTTCTTATTATAGCGGTCCTTAAGAAAGCAAAAGCACCTGCGAGGGAAAATGTAGCGACCCTAGCAGCAATTAACCCTGCGACAAACTTACCAGCAAAGGCACTAGCTGCAACAATTACATAAGTTGCTACCCTATCCAAGTTATCAACTAAAACCTTACCAAAGCTAACAGCAAAAGAAGTTACGGCAGATATAGCTTTGCTGAGACCGTCTAGCAAGGGCTTAATGGAAGCAAGGGACTTTGCTATGTCATCTTTCATTGCTTTAAAGCTAAAGGTTAGACCTTCCGTTTGCTCCTTAGAACGAAGTGCAGCCGTGGCTAATGATAAACCAATACCAAGAATAGCACCACCAAGTCCAGGAAGGAGACCTGCAAGTTGTGTACCCTGTTGCCCAAATGCAACGAGTGCGTTAGTCCCGCTTTGAACTTGGACATTAAAGTCACCAACTTGGTAACCTACTTGTTGGGCAAACATACCAAACTTGTTGGTAGATTTACCTGACATACGCTGTGATTTTGTCAGTCTCTGTGCAGCCACGGCAGCTTTGCTAGTAGCGACAGTCGCAGATTTGGCTACAGCTTCCTGTTGTTTTATGGCCGTGTTTGCTTGGCCAATAGATTTGTACAGGGCATCCTCAGCCTTATCCAAACGTTGAACTGCTTTGGAGTATTGCTCGCCAGTTATCTTGCCTTTGTTAAAAGAGGCATCAAGAAACTTCATAGCGCTTGCGAGTGCTTTAGCTTGTCCAGCAGCACCAATCACGTCTCCTGTGAGACCTTTTATTTTCTTACCTACCTGATCCGCATTGGTAGAAATAATAATTGATACGTCAGACACTGTTTGTCACCCCCATATAGACGACATCTATTCTCTTGATTGCCTCCACCTCCCAAGGGTCTAATGGAGTTTGTGTCGTTTCTTTCCACGACTTTATCTCTGTGTAAGTAATAGGGCTAGGTCCAGAGAAACCAGCCATTCTTGTGTTGCTCAAACTAGAAAAGGCAGACCAAACGTGAGCGAGTAGCATTGGGAAGTCTGTCGGGGGTTCCAGTGCTTCAGGTCTACGTCCAGTCTGCCTTTCTACTTGTTCTAAGTGTTCACGGGATGTAATGCCATCTTTGTCAGGGAGGTTCAACTTAAAGTGAAACTCAGCCCAGATACAAAGGTCTGACACTACTTCTTCGTAAAATCCAGAGAGGTTTTAAGAGCCTCCTCAATCTGGTCCTTGATCCAGAACACCTCTTCGTACACCTCTTTTGCTTTACTCAGCTTGGGTGTTTCGCCTTTATACGTAATGTTCCACTCTTTTGTCGCCTTAGCAAGAACATCTAAAGACGATTGTTCGATGTCTTCTGCGGTAACATCTAAGTCTTTCTTTCCGCTTCGAACCTTCTTCAACTGCTTATTAGTCTGTTCGTGCATTGCGGACTTGTAAACCTTAGAGTGTGGTGCATACAAGGTGATAACCATTGGGGTCTTATCGTCATTCTTCAGCACCTCATCTGTGTTAGGGTGAAGTAGTGTGACCTCAATAGTGTCTGTAGATGGTGTTAAATCTTGTAAATCCATTGTCGGGGTTCCTTCGGGATTATGTCGGGTTTATATGTTAGTGTGGAGACCCTCTACCCGACTAAAGGGCCTCCACGTACCTACGTAGGTATTAGTTTATGCTGGACGTGTGATCTTAAGGTTAGTACCTTCTGTAGTGTCATAGAGAGCTACGAAAGACATACTGATGATACGGCTGTTAGGACCGTCTACACCAACGTCAGCAGAGTTGATCTTGACTTTAGGGAACAGGAACGTGTAAGCATTACCGCCCGTAGGGTCATCTACTGATACTTCAATCTCAGTCTCCGTCTCGTTGAGGAAACGGCTGATAAGAGAAGCGTCTTCGAAGTAAGCTGTGAGGGTGCCTTCTACTTCTGCACGACCATACTCAAGTGAAGGCGCACTATCGTCACCGATCACGAATGTAGGAGCAAAAGAGTTAGTCAGTGTAAAGTCCAGACCAGTTACGATAGCTACAGCAGATGCACCACCTACGTTACCGATACCAATGTCACCTGAGTAGCTGTCGAATGGTGCAGCACCTGAGGCAGCATCTTGCGTCTTCTCAGTGCCACCGATGGTCATGTCTTTACCCACCATACCGAAGGTAGTTGTTACCATCTGGTTAGGGGCAAGCGAGACACCCATAGTGGAAACTGCCATACCTGTGAACACACGAGCTTGGTCAATATCAGCAGCATAGTCTTCGATAGAGAAGAACTTGGGGGTTGTGCCAACTTTAAGTACGTCAGTAGACCATGTGTTGAGCATAGCTGATTCAAGGAAGGCGTCATAGTCAGCATCACGAAGATCAACTACAATGTCACCAGCTACTTGACGGTTGCCATGACGATCTACACGAGGCATACGGTCAGCTTGGATGTCGTTACCAGCAACACGGTCTTTGGTAAGGTTCAAAGAGTGAGTGCTGAAAGGAAGGTTAGTGAAGTTGCCAGCAGGCGTCGTACCAAACGTAGATTCTACGATGTAGGACAGGCTGGAGCGTGAACCCTGTGCAAAGGCCATATTAAAGTCTCCTGTGGGAAGTTATTTAAAGATGTACCACCCAATGTCTACTCGAACATAATACCAAGGGCTGTCTAAGATGCCTTGCTGTCGTTCTGCGTAGTCGAGGGATACCTTGATTGTTTCGAGGTCAGAGTTTGTGAAGGAGATGTCTGTAGTTGCCTCAAATGCCTCTAGCAATGTGTTAGCATAATCGTCAGCTTCCTTTGGCCCTTTGCCCTCTGGGGTATGGACCAGAATGGAAAAGACACCCTGATACCGTTGTTGTGGATTTAAGCCCCGTACAGCAGGTCTACGTTCCGTAGGGAGGAACATTACCTGAAGGAAGCTAGTGCCCGTCTGTGGCTCAAATGAGACGTTCTCATAGGCTACTGAGGGGATACCAGACACATTAGAGAGGTGAGTCTCAAGTGCGGCACGAATGTCGTTATAGATACTAGGCAAACTTATTCCTCACTTTCGTAAATACTGACCAACCATGTTTATCCTCTACCTCACGAGCATGAGGAGCACGGTTTCTTAAGGTCACTTTGTCAGAGGTCTCTAAGCTAAACTTCTCAATATCACTGTAGAGGTTTGACCTAGCAATATCAGCGAACTGTTGTCGTGAGGCTGTACCCTTCTTAACGCTTGCAGTTCTTGCTCCCGAACTTTTAGAGCGTCCACCACCTTGACCCGCAGGTAACATAGAGAAGCTCTCTACATAAGCACCAGTGTCTACTGGGGAGATTGCAATAGCGTAGTCAGCAATAGAGAAGAGTTCATCTTTAATTCGCTCTTCAGCAGTTTGCTGTAACAACATCATCTTGTTGTCAAAACTCTTGTTGACCTTGATAGTAGTTTGCTTGGCCACTGTTATTCCCTCACGTCACAGAGGTAACACACTGGAGTTCCGTTACTGAAGATAGTGACTACAGATACAATCTTAACATCATCATTGTTGCCAGTAACAAGATCGTTAGTCTCAGGCTCTACAGCTAAGTCAAGGGCAGGAATGACGCACTTACGCACTCCCCTTACGATAGTATCCATGTTACCTGAGATACCTGTATCGTAGTTGTAGAAGTATCCAGTAAAGGCGTAGTCAGTTGTAGCCGAACCGTCTACCTCACCTGTAGCTGGGTTGTACGTACCCTCAGAAGTAACTTTAGATAGAGTTAAACTCTCCCCGAAGTCCCTAACAAGATGAAGTAGGTCGTATGGTCGAAAGGACATAATAACCTACTCCTTATTCATACTCAGGGGTTTGGTAGCTCGGAGGGTTATTGAAACGGTCTCTACGGAAGGAACCCTCAAGACGGTTAGTGTTAGCTCTTACAGCCTCTATACCTGACTTAGTGATACCACCAGCTAGGACACCAATAGCAGCACCTGAGGTCTTGCCCTGATACTCAAGGTCATCAGCCAGAGCCTTATACTGCTTAGCTAGGTCACTGTAGTCTGCCTTAAGAGCACCATCAAGTGAGGTATTGACCTTACGAGAGTACTTAGAGGCAATGGCACGAGCAACCCATGCACCAGCATAGTATACGTTGTCACCATTCTCAGATAGCCCGAAGGTAATCTCTTCGTTCTGGACTTGTTGGTCTACTGTTTCAGTATCTCCTACAAGGAGCCTGACGGTATTTAATCTACCTGAACTAGTAGCTGTGTCCAAGTCTGTAGGATCGTAAGACCAAGCCATTTAGCCGTCTCCAGTTATTTAATCGTTCAGTATTTTATCTCGGATTGTGTAGAAGTCTTCTGTGACCCAACGGTTGTTGTTGAGGAAGCGACGAATAAGACCACGTTGCTTATCATCAATCTTAGACTTCTTACACTTCTTAGTGTTATACTCAGAGGTACTAGAGGTACGAGATTTAACTTCAGCGTTAAGCAAGTTGACTAGAGTCTCTAGTTGTTTGCCAGATAGCTCAGATAGTCTGTCCCCAACCTTATTTTGTACTACTAGTTCTGAGTTGTGGTGGATGTAACCAGAGGCGTAAAGGGTAGCTACCTTATCTTGAGGTATCCCTTGCTCTAACCAGTTAAAGTGCTCACCACGTTTCCAATTCTTCCCGTTTGCAGTTACGGGCATCTTAATAAAGACGGGCCAGTCAACTTGCCAGCCTAAGTAAGTTGGGTGCATAGGACTACTCCATTATGTATGAATACTGTTGTGTTCTTTTATGATTGGGTGGAACCCCAAGACTAAGCTCAGGGTTCCCCATTAGTATAAGGTAGGTTAGGCTACAATCGTGTTGAAGAAGACACCCAAGTCAGCACCAACGATTTTCATGTCGTATGCCATTTTAACTTGAATGTGTTCAGCAACTTGCTGACGCTTAAGCGCATCGTCCGAGAAGGATTCAACAGTGATACCAAGGTTGTTGGCACCGGGGATGTTGTTCCATGCGAAGGTCATACCAGCAGCAGGGGTCATAAGACCAGCGGAGCGAGGCGTGTGCACCAGAAGGGCAAACTTACCACCGATAAAGGCATTAGCTTCAGCAGCACCCTCAACAGCATCGTTCTTGACAGCTTCCATAACGAAGAAGTTTTCGACTTCGAAGATTTCTGCCAGTTTAGCATCTGTGATGAGAGCAGTGTTGGTGACAGTTGCACCACCGTTCAGGCGAGCCAGAACATCAGGGTGGTTGACAAGGATGTCACGAACTTCTTTACCGACAACCATAGTGTTCGGCTTGAAGCCACCCGACTTGAGTTGCATGGTGCGACGAGCAGTAGTCACATCAGTGATTGGCGTCGAGTTGGTGTAGTCCGACCACTGCGTGACTTCGGAAGCCAAGTTGTTGTCAGCGTTAGCTACACCATCGTAGTCTGTACCCCAGATGTCAGCTTTGAAGAAGGTTTCAGCGAACTGCTCTTCACGATGGATCAGGAGACGGTTGACCAGAGTTTCTGCACCAGCAGAACGAACTTCCAGCATTGCATCTTCGTTAGCAAGAGTTTGCTCATCGAAGTCCATGCCAAGACCGTATACGTCTGCATAGTAGGAGCTATTCGAGATAGTCATACCGATGCGGTTAACTTCGGTGCGAGGAGCAAGTTTCTTAACATCGCCCGAACGGTTCATTTCCGCACGGTCGTAGATGTAGTACTTGTCCGACTGACGCTGCACACCCACGGTCGGGAACACTTTGTCAGCGATGAAGTTGGTTTGTTCTTGTACATATGCCAGCGTCAGGTTAGACAGCGGCTGGTCGATATGCACTGCGGAGGGAGTCAAAAGAGGCATTATATTATTCCTTTATATGCTAGGTTAGGCTGCTACGTTGCCACCTTGGATCAGTTCGATCTCAATGATCTGACCGTCCACACCAGCTTCACGGGCATAGCCCATTACAACGTCACCAGTAGCAGCAGCCAAAGCTGTGCCATCAGCACCAGTCTGTACGGCAGCACCAGCAGCAATAGTGCCACCAGCTTCGACCATAACGGAACCAGATACGCATACGGTTACGGCTGCACCAGCAGCAGCACCGACGAGGCAAACGCCGATAGCGTTTTCACCAGCAGAGTCTGCAAGGTCAACTTGACCGTCCGACTCAAGAGTTACGAATTTGAATTGTGCTGCGGACAGGTCTTCCCCAGCAATGAAGGTGCGGTTATCGCGAGACTGCATAACGGCCATGATTATTCCCCTTTATAGGATTTGTTGATAAGTGACTTGCCTTCTTCGGTCTTAGCTACAGCAGCGTAAGCCTTGGCGTATTCACTCTTTTTGAGTTGGTTGTCGTCCATGTAGGACTTAACGAGAGCATCTAGTTTGTCGACAGAGGTAGCGAACTCACCGTCTACATCGGACTTACCAAATTCTTGCATGGCTGCTTCAAAAGCTGCATCAGCGGCCTTAAGAGCTTCCATAATTGCTTCTTCCTCAGCGAACTTTGCTACGAGGGCTTTAGCTACATCAACAGAGAAGTGCGGGAGAGCTTCCTCAGCACGTTTCGTCAGTTCAATGTCAGCTTTCTCTACAGCAGCAGCTTCGAGGGCTTTGAGTACTGGAGCAGGGATGTCAGACTTAGCGACCATCTCACCTTCAACTTCCAGCATCTCTACTTCAGCTTTCTTTTCGATAGCGTCAGCTTTGATTACGTAGCCATTGTCGATAAGACCCTTGCGGAGACGTTCGTTCTCATCGGAGAGCGAGGCTTTCTCTGCCTTGAGTGCTTCAACGTCAGCCTTGAGGGCTTCTACGTCTACTTCAACAGCTTCAGGGGCCTCTTCTGATTTCTCCATGTCGTAACCAAGAGCTTTCATAGCCTCTTCTTTACCACATGCTTTTTCTTCCATGTACGCCTTTACTTTGGCTTCCATTTCATCAGTCATTTTAGTAATATCCTCATCGGAATTGTCACGCTTGAAGAGGCTAACCATTGCCTGTGCATTGGCTGGACGATCCACTAGGGAAAGTTCCTCAAGGTGCAAGTTTTTTAGGAGGTTAGGCAAGATTAAATCTCCTCTTTCATAGCACGTCCACCAATACTGAACGCAGCGAGTTCACCAGATTTGACCATAGCCCAGATGTCATCATCGAATACTTTGTAAGCGACAACCCATCCTTCACGGTCAGACTGGATACCAAGAGCTTCACCAATTTCTTTAGTGACAGGGAGCGAGTGTACAACTACACCAACTTGATCCCCTGAGTGCATGGCCTTACCAACCCGCACATGCTCCATAAATTCATTTACAGCTTTCACAAGAGTGTCAGCTTCGATAACATCCCCTTGGCGGTCTACTACAGGCTCACCCTTTTCGGTTACTACTGAGGCCCAGCCAAAGACCATACGCTGTTCGTCGTCGGTCTTGAGGATTTTACCTTGAATGTCAGTTTTAGTCATTTCACCTACCGATGTATCTGCTTCCCACATACGGCAACTCCAATAGCCAGCCGTTGTCTTATCTTTCTTACTGTCGCAAGAGTGTCGGGAGCGAAAGTTTGCCCTAGCCTTAGGGTCATCCCTACGGATTTCCATGTTAGGATCGCCGAAGGTAACTCGTTTAACCTTGTCACCGTCTTGTACAAAGACCTCAAACTTCTTGTTGCCACCTTTGATACGACGAGGCTTGTTAAGAGTGACTTTCTCACCTTGATATTCAGCCTTAGCGAAGTCTACCTTGAGAACCTCTTGTACAATAGCTCTGAGAGCCTCTATACGGTCCACTGAGGGGGCTTCTTCAGGTTCTGTGCCACCATAGTAGCTCAAGTAAGCCTCATGGCTCTCAGCGGGCATATAAACGGCTTGCCCATTATAGTCGGAGACGTGAACTACACCACCAAGGCCCATATCCATACTACGAGAAATAGCTTCTGGTTCTGTAGTAAAGATGTCATTGGCGTATTGTGCTTTTAGTATCTTATTCATTATCCAATAACCTTTGCGAGATAGCCTTGGAAGCTAGTGAACACTACGAGGTTATTAGCGGAGGTTTCAGACCTCACACGAACATCATAGTTTTTAGGGATAATAACAGCAGGATCAAAGTTAACAGTCCAAGGGCCAGCATTAGTGGCACTGATAGCTGCAACCTGCCGGAAGACCTTACCAGATTCTCTCACTTCCAAATAGAAGTCAGCAGCACCATCTTGTTTAAGGCTTACAGAACCAAAACCACCAGTACAGATAAAGTAGTCAGTATTGCTGAAGGTAGTTGCAGCCTTAAAAGATTCTTGAAACCCAAGGGGAATGTCGATATGTATCTTTGTCGTGTCAGAAGGGATACCACCAACAAGAGCAGTGTTCTCGTAAACAACGACACGACCAACAAGAGGTGTACCATTGTTGTTAAAGGCCATAGACACCCTAGCTAGTGGGATAGGCAGTGCCACCCTAGTCTGACCATTAAGAGTTACAGTCTGAGTTACAAAAGTAAACTGTTGGTCAGTTCCAGTTCCAGTTACTGTGTGACCTTCAATGTAAATCTCTTCAGTGTCAGAGGCTGAACTAGAGGAAATACTGTCGATGGTATTAGTGGAAACATAAGTCTCATTACCACCGACAGTCCATATCGTTTGAAGAGAGCCTGTAGCTAGGGGGGCAGACTTACCAAACTTGATAAGGGATTTAGCCTTAGCGTCTACAGATACCTTTTCCCCGAAGAACTGTTCAATCTCACGTTCAGCTTGAACAAGTCTTGCGTCTGGTATTTCAAAGTTACGTCTTGTCCAGTTACCACTACGCCCCTGCATCATCTGTAGGCTCCTTACCAACGTCAGGGTCGTAGTCTAACTCAGCAATGTCCATAAGGTCTTTGATAACCTCTGGGTGAGACGATACATCAATGTTAGCGCCGTTAAGGTTACGAAGGAAGGCAGCAATCTCACGAAGATCGTGGGGAGCTACATCACCAGCCACAATGGTTGGCATATCATCGTAGTTCAGACCGTTCAACTGCCAGAGACGTTCAACCAACTGTTTGTTGAGAACGTCCACGATTGCTTGGATGTAACTCTCAAGCGCACGGAGGAACAGGTCTGTCTTCGACTTAGAGAGGGCATATGAACCACCCTGCGATCCAAGAAGGAGAAACTCAGATAACATAGAACGAGCAATATCATGCTGATAGCGACGAACAATAGGGTCAATGTTAATGTTACGGCTACCGCTAGACGACATCAATTCAATGTCAACTAGTCGTTGATTGGTAGGCGCTCCGTCCTTATCAGGGTAAGTATCGGAAGGCAGTACGATGTAACCTTGTTCGTTAAACTTAACGTCACTAAGGATTTGTTGTAGGTTGTGGACAAAACCAGCTTGTGCTGGAGAAGCATCGTTAGAGAGATACTCAGCAGGGATACGAGCAACAGGAATACCTGCAAGCTCACGTTCAACTGCGATAGCCTCAATGGACTGTAGGTTATTCAAGTATTCGTAAGACGTATAAGCATTACGAAGGATAGAACGACCAGATGGGTCACCATTGAGGCTGGTAGTTCGGTAGTACAAAGACTTGCTCGTGGGAATGTAGTTCCTACCACCCATGAAGCCTACTTCTTGCTCTACCCCAAGAACCTCACCCGTCTTCTGGTCAACATCAAACTTACCGATAGTCCAAGGCGCACGAGAAGCAATCTTACGGACACCAATACGACCATCAGTGTACTTAGAGCGTTTCTTAGGTGATCGTTCAGTAGGACCAACACGACGCTTATAGACAATCTCATTCCAGCTAAAGCCATACGACAGATTAGAGATAGCCTCAGCAATGTGGTCATCAAGAGAGTGTTCCATATCATCGAAGATGCTCTCTACAAACTCTTTCTCTGCCTTAGCAGATGCACTGTCGTTAGCTGGTTTAACTTGTAGCTCAACATCACGTAGGATTTGCTCAACAGCATACATGACAGCACCAATGGTACTATCATTGTCACGCATCTCACGATACTTACGGATGGCCTTCTTGCCACGAAGCTCAGGCAGAAACTCATCAGCACGGATTTGACCGTTATGTGTATTATCGCCAGCTACGCCTAATGTGGCTTTAGCTGCGGCCTCTGAGAGTTTCTTTACCATTGTATCTGTTGCCCTTGGCTAAGTTTATGCTGGCAGGTAGTAGTTGTAGGTTCCAAGGGACATGAAGACCGCAAATATCCTTACCAGCTAAGGGAACAATGTGGTCAACATGATACTCGACGTTGCAGAGCTTCTCAAACTTCTTGGCAAGTGCATACATCGCTTTGATGTCGTCCTCTTGCCCTTTAGTCAGCCACGCTGGTGTTGCGTTACGTTTTGTTGCGTGATACTTCATCCACTGTGCATTACACAAAGGACGATTAGCTTTTTTGTAATCAGAGTGCTTTCTGTTAAGCTCTTCTCTGTTGCGAGAACGGTAGTTAGCTTGAGCTTTTAGTTTAGCCTCTGGGTTGATAGACTTCTTGTTCTGAGCTAGCGTACACTCTTTGCACTCAGACCTTGGCTTACCTTTGCGCATATAGAACAGAGATAAATCTTTCTCAGCTTTACAGCTAGTACAAGTCTTCATTTAGAAAGTCCCTTCGCACTACTGTAAGCTAAAGTAAGTCTTGGTTTAGAGTAGCCCCCCAGACAAAGTTCTGTTAAGGCCCAAACACAGGCGTCAAGCCTGTCAGGAGAACCTATCTTACCAAGAGGCTCCCAAGTGCGCTGTTGGGTCTCTAGCTCATTAAGGGAGGCTCCATCAGGAGGATTAGCTACGTGTTTTACCAAACCCCTTTCATACAGGGCTGATATTGGTTCGGCACGAGCATACTTCCCTCTGGAAGCTCTTACAGCTTTGTAGGACACCGCCTCATCAAGATTGTGGATTGTTGTCTTAACGAGATCACCACCTTGATTTACCTCAGCGACAATACGATCTGCTTGGTATTGGTGGTAGAGTTCAATGGCTTTAGAAGCCCAACCCTGTGGAGATAGTCTGTCAGTGTAATCACCTAAGACGTAAGCTACACCATTCACATCAATACCAGCTACAATAATACCTGTCATGTCACTCTCAGCATTAGCTGTGACAGCAGGGTCAAGTGAAACTACAATACGGGAAAGATCAGGGACATCTTCATGCTTAACTGAAGCATCATCCAACATCGCTGTAGTCCAAAGAGCACCTTGTGCTTCCTCCAAGACCTCAGCATAAAGCTCCTGCCTACCAAGTCTAGTTCCCTCATACTGCTCTTTAACAGCCTTAAGGTATGTGCCAGCAAGGTTAGCAGAGTTATCAAAAGTAGACCCTGTGGTAACTACAGTCTTAGGGTCTTTAAGGATTTGACGGATCAACTTAGTTGGCTTAGGTGTGGTCGTAACCATAATACGTGGGTGCTTCCCAAGACGCATACAGAACTGCAACATAGACCAAGTATCCATGTCCTTATTCCATGCAGCCGTCTCATCACACCAAGCTAATTCAAACTGGGGACCACGGAGACGCTCAGGTTCCTCAGCAGAGAAGAACTGTACCTGAGCACCATTCTCCCATGTGAGTGTCCGCTTAGTAGGTGACCACTCAGGGAACCCCATCTTCTTACCTGCGTAGGTCTTATCACCCTTCCAGCAGACAGAGAGGAAACCACTCTCACCCTTAACCATAACCCGTTCAATATCCGAGTTAGTAGAAGCTACAGCAGCGATACGTTTACAACCACGCTTAACATTCTCTCTTACCCACTCAACACCCGAACGTGTCTTACCGAAACCACGGCCAGCATTGATGAACCAAGTGTTCCAGTCTTTACCCTCAGGCTCTAACTGATTGTCTCTAGCCCAGAAGTTCCAGTCATGCTTAAGCTCTTCTAGCTTTGCAGGGCCAAGCTCCTTTAGGAGACTGTCAACCTTAGCTTTAGGAAGCTGTCTTAAGTTATCAGCCGTTATCTTTCTCGTCGGGTTGGTCATCATTCATTCCAAGCAGCGTCAGTAGGGTGTCGGCTGCACTCTCGTCAAGGTCAGGGTCAGTATCTTGCTCAACTTCAATGTTAGTCTGAGTTGGCGACCATCCACCTTTACTACGTAGAAAGAGTTCTTGTGACTTGAAGTCTCCCTCTAGTGCTTGGTCAATGACCTTCTTACCAACCTTACCGTTGATCTTAGCTCTCTCAGTCTCAATGAAGCTACCATATATCTTGTACATAGTAGACAGAGACCGAGGTGCTCCCTGAAGGTGTTGCATAGAAGCAAGCATCTGACGAATAGCTACACCACCTTGGATACACTCCAAGATGTGCTTCTCTACGTTCTTACTGTAAGGGAGCTTCTCAGCCATAATACTATTATTCTTTATTCTGTGGGGGACTTTGGAGGAAGACGCAGTCTTACG